AGCCGAGTGCCTTGAAACCGTCAATGGCGACCAGCAATGCACGCTCTGATTCGAGTAGGGTTTGCTTCTGTTTCAACGCGAGGCCGTGGCGCTCTTTCGCTTCGATGGCTGCGACTTGCGTTTGCCGTGCGACGATCTCGGCAAACAACTGAGATTTGCTAGGTTGTTTCGTGGTTTTACTCATGCCCCTATTGTATTCCCATCCGTATCATAGTTGTCAAGAGGCCGGGATGATTCCTAGTTTTCCGAAATTGGAGAACTTGGTAAAGATAATTTCTTAACCAAGCCTAAAATTTCCCCAATTGCGATATTCCTTTCATACTCAAGGTGCTCATATGCCTTGCGTTGCTCATTAAACACCTCATAGCCTTTACTTGTTGCATAGTCTGCACTGTTGAATTTCTCCCAGGCTGCTGTTAAATCTGCGCGTGTTGGTAAGCTCATAGTTCCCTTTCTGGGGCGCTGTGCGCCCCGGTTAGATGTGCGGTGTTAACCAGCGGCCAGCATCAGAGACTTGCCCTTGTTGCCGTCTGAGGTCTTCCATTTGAATTCGACTTCGGCAATTTTGAGCAGCGTAAGCGCGTGTTTACATTGCGCATTGGCTTTCTGCGGAGAGATCGCGTCTGTCGCTAAATCGGCCATTTGCTGACGGATAAATCTCGCCAAGAAATGAGTATCCACAGAACCATCTTTTGCAATCATTGCCTGGGACTTCGCAATGCGTTCTGGATTAAGGACTTCTCCTCCCTTAATAGCTTTCTGCACTCCTTGATTTCTTGCCATTGTGTTCTCCTTTTCCTTTCTTCTCGTCTGTTTTGTTGGATTTTCTTTCTGGACACCTTTTCAGCGCATTCGAAGGAACACTCACCCTCGTAGATGTGTTCTAAATTCATACTGAAACGGGGCGCATCGTTCCTTCTGTTACCTGGCATAAGACAATTACAGTTCTCGCACCTCCACGCACTAGGACCAGTTCTATGCGAGGCAAAACGAGCAACGATGCGCAAATCATAATAGTCGTATCGGTTCCATCTTCCATTTCCGCGATACTCGAAAACCGGGAGATCGTCAAATAGGTGATGGATAAGTGATTTTCTGTCTTCCTGTGGGAGTCGCCTGTAATGGTTGTGGAGCAAATATTCTAGTGCTTCTCGACGGATCATCGGGAATTGCCATTGAGGCTTGCTGTCCCAAGAATACAAGTAGCCGTAGCGCATCGTCCAAATCATGATTCCAACCGTATCACCATACGTATTACTGTGTCAAGGATTATTTTATAGACACGAAAGCCGCCCCGAAGGACGGCCCCGTGTGCTCTGGCTCTCCGCATTTCTCCTTTCAGTGGTATAGATTTAGAAACTTTGCGCGGCCCATGTGCTCAATCCTTCCATCGTGGTACACCTTTGCGGGAAATGTAATCTGGCCCAAATCCACAATGACGTTCGCATCGCAGCGGCAGTTGGGAACCTTCCCGGCCTGATAGTGGCCGAGCTTAGACCTGATTCCGGCCAATGCCTCTGGCGCGGGCGGGTCTGACCAGAACACAATCACATGGTCCATGAGGCGGTGTGAGGGCCGGACGCGCCTATCCTCGCTCGACAGCCACTCATAGCAGGGAAGTGACAGGTGCGAGGCCCGCGCTTCGCTAATGCTGGTAGCCGTGCTGGATACCTCAGTCCTGGCCAGCATTGCTACCCGGCTCTTCGTAATCTCAGGAATACGCCGCCGAATATCCTTTGCGATAGTCTCCGCCCGTTCCCCGCGCATCTGGCGTGTGGCAATCTGCGAAGCTATGTCCTGGGCTATGTCCTGCGGAACGGTTCTAATCAGAGCAGCGTGCTGACTGACCAGTTCGCGCATCTGCGCCCCCACCGGGCCAGCCATCTCACGTTTGAGCAGGTCATAGATTCGTGCTCCCTGCGTAGACTTCCGGGCCGCGTCACGCCACGATACCGCGTTCTGGATCGCCGTAGCCGTCACCATGCCCCGTGCCAGACGGTCTGAGGCTTGCATGACACGTTCACCGCCTCCGTTATTCAGAAAAGCGAATATGGCCTCAAGGTCTGTTCCACGTGGAACCATTTTGAGCCAAGACTGCATGAGGGCATTGAGGGCGCGGCGGTATTCAAGCTCGATACGCATTGGCCGGTGGAAGTCTGGCACGTTACGACCTCAGACTCTTCAAAGCCCTATCGAACCATGAATCCTTAGCCCCAACCCTGAATCCCCCTTCTTCATCACGTGGATGGTCACTCTCCACAAAATCCGCATCCTTACTGCCTTTGGTCTTGCTGGCCTCTGTGCCTGTCTTGCCCTCTGCAAACTCCTCAGACCCGGCGCGGGCCTCCTCTGCCTCAATCTGCAAAGGCACCTGTACATCATCGTCCGCCGCCTCAATCATTTCGTCGGTCACGTTCGTGCCAATCTCGGTAATCTTCGAGGCGGTCTGGATTTCGCGCAACGTAGTCTGACGGCCAATAATCCCATCGGTAAAGTATCCGCGAATGGCATCAGACTGGCTCTTGGCAAGCTCTGCCTTTTCCTTTGCGTTCATCGTCCGCATCGGCGCGAAGTTGTAATCCAGATCATCCGGCACCATGCCCCAAGTGCTCATACAGATAATTGGGATTAGCTTATCCATCAAAGGACGTTCTCGCTGCTGACGCTCTTGGTCTGCGTTATCGTAGTACGCTTGCAAATCGCCTTCGTTGGAACTCGACAAGCCTGATTGCGTCTCGCCGAAGAGCCTTGAAACCGGATACCCGCTGGCTCCGCAGAGGCACATAATCTGCATACGCATGACTTCAGACAAGCCAGAGAACGAAGCCTGATGAGTGAATAGCTGCTCATCCTCTCCTAGAATCAACAGCCCATTCGTGCTGATGTTCTCCGATACCGCTGCCGTGCGTACTAGATAATCTTTCAATTGCTGTTCTGTCAGTCCTACGCCGGAGAGCATCTGCGCCAGCATAGGATTCTGCATGGCAAAGACGTTTGCCCTTGAAATCAAGTCTGAAACCGCCGCCATACCGTAGTCGTAGCGGTTTAGCTCATCCAAGACACATTCGATTTCGCTCATGCCCCAGTAGGTTTCAATCTGCTTCTCAAACAAGGGAAGGTCGCGGCCAACAAAGCGCAAACAGCGGGAATGATGGACGCGCAACCGATCTCCCGTCTCAGTGTAAACATCGTAGTACACCGGGTATCCGTATTCGGCGGGGTTGTCTAAGTCTCTGACCAGTTCCGAGCTAGGTGACATACCAGACCAGCGGTCAACTACGAGCAGCCCTTTGTAGCTGTCCACATCCACATCTTCTAATGCAAGGGGCTGTGAGAGATCGTTATGTCCCTTGAGAATGATGATACCGAGCGCCCCCCCGAATAGACGCCCCCACTTCCGAGCTTCTATATATTTCTGTAGAGTTGCGGTTGAAGCAACTACTTTGTCGAAGTCTGCAATCTGTTCTGGTGTGACCTGACTGACAATGGACGGAAAGGCTTTTAGCTGGTCCTGGGGCTTTGTATCCACGATAGACCGAATCACCCATGAGCCGCGATACATGAAAACGAGCTTCTGGTAATCAAGCGAGATACGGAAGGGGATGTGCCGTCCACCGTTGGCTAGGCTGGTACTGCCCCATCCTACGTTCGCAGCGGGGTTCGCGTAAACGTCACCAATACCCGCCGCCTGATTCACTGCCGGTAATCTCAGCCTTGCCGCCGCCCGCGCCTTCGCCGCCTGTAGTTTGTCGCTCATGGAATTATCTTACACCAGCATTAGTATTGGGATACGCATAGAAATACGCACATCATCCCAACCGCCACTTAGGAATAGCCCTGCAAATTCCCATACGGGCGGCGTCGCACGTATGGTCGTGATCCTTGATCGGCTCCTCTTTTCCCTTGTCGGCCTTCTTATCATCCCAGGCATAGCCCTCATGCTCTTTCAGCGTCATGGGGCAGTTGCGCTCGTGAATCTTGTACATCCCCATCTTGAGCGCAGACGATACGCGCCGGATGCCCTCTAGGACTTCGTTATCGCCGTTCTTGACCTGATAGCCTCGTCTGACCAGTTCAAGCTTGAAGCTGGCCGCTGACGGGTCAACAATCACTACCAAGCCGCGATGCTCCCGGCCTACAAACGCATCGAAATCTTCACCATACTCCGCATCTGTCTTTTGCCGACGCTGCTTCTCACTATCCCAGTAGTATTCCCGTTCCTGCCACAGCGTCTTGCCATCCCCATACACGTCTAAGAATACGCAGGGGTTGATAGTTCCATAGTCCACAAACACGTATCTCTCTGCCGGGCTGGTGAGCAGAGCGATTGGACGGCTGGAATCATCATATTTGCATTGTGGGCCGAGCACGTCACGATAGATTGAGCTTTCCGCCGTCACCCATTGGCCGAGAATGTACCGCTGGTAGAACACCCCGGTATACATATTCTTTTGTGCTTCGATGAATTCCGCGCTGAGATTCGGGTTGTCCTCCATCGTGTAATGCCCAGACCATAGCAGACCCATGGATCGCAGGTTTGGATTATCGAGGAATTCAGTCTTTAGCCAGTGACTTGGAGGTCCAGGGTTGGTTGTGCCGTACATCCTTGCCCCTTCGGGCGACATACGGGTAAGCAGCATCTGAAAGAACTCTTGCGGCATGAGCGAGATTTCATCTCCCACCGCTATTCCCACTGTCAGCCCACGCACATACTTCTCGCTGCCCTCGTCCTTTGCACCCATCACCAGCCAGCTAGACCCGCATAGAGTGAGCAGCCCGGACTGGTGGTTATAGGTGTAGTTCGATGGGCCAACGATATTAAACAGGTCATTCAGGACGTTATTGAAGATGGTCTGCTTTGATACCCCAGTCAGCACGCGCCAGCCCGCAATAGGGTAGCGACACGCCTGTAGTATCTTGGGATGCAACGCCCAGGTTTTCCCGCTACGGACTGAGCCTTCGAGGATGTTGATGCGCCGGTCTAGCTCTATTGGTTTGTAGGCGAAAGATTTTAAGCGTTGACCATAATTAAGTATTGGCATCGGGCGCATCCGCCTTCGGGATTTCATCGTATTCGCGCTTGAACTCAAAGAGTAGGTCTGCGAGAGGATCGCCTCGATGATCGACCTGTACCCGCTCCATCACGCGCCCCTCTACCCTATCCGCAAGCTCAGCCGCAGCGTTTACCTTACCCTTCACCGCCTCTTTAAGTAACGCCATAGCCACCACTTCGGCGTATGTCGATGTTTCACTTATGCGGAGTTGCCGCGCTATTTCTGGAGGTACTGTCTGTCCGAGCAACGCAGAATAGGCATCTGATAATGGCTTGCGCTTTGGCCTGCCAGATGGGTTCCCACTCTGACCCGGCATAAATCCCTTGCCGGTGATGCCTCCAAGCTGACGGGGCGGGGCTGTTGAATCTTCGTTGTTTGCAACGTCCTGTTCGCTATCCGGCACTCAGCACCGCCTTCTTGCCTATTCTACCGTAAGTTGGAGCGGGTGGGTCGGATTCGTCCTCTGACTGGCTGCACCAATCGAGATACAGCCCTTTACTTGGGATGGAATTTGAGGCCACAGCCGGGACACTCCACTTCTGCCTTTTGGTCTAGTTTCCCCTGCTCATCAATCGAGGCAGGGTCAAACTGCGGATTCTCGAAAAGGCTTGTCAGCTCATCCGCTGTCCAGAACGGGGCCAAGTCTACACCGTCCTCCACCAGCCCCTTGAGCATCCCCGTATCCCAATCCAGCGATACCTGCCCTGCCCGATTATCTGCAATGGCAAGCTGCCGCGTGTGTGGGTCTGCCAAGTCTAGGTCTGTGCGCTGTACGGCTACCAGCTTCGTTCCGTCCGATTGCACCACAATCACATCGTCCATGCCGATAGCAGCCGCATTTTCAACCGTTTTATTCCCGGCCACGATGTTCCCGTGCTTATCCAGCAGGATTGACCGGCCAGCCCCGTATTGCCGTAAGCTGTCCTCAATCATCTGGTTGCCGCGCTCGCTACCTCGATTACTATTTCTCCCGTCCGGGATAAGCGTACTCAGCTTGACCGTTTCGCTCATGGCGTGATTATAGCGCGTTTTCCTCCCCAATCACATATTTGACAACAAAGCAGCTATGTGCATACAATCCCTCTATGGACGATAAAACCGTATCAGCGGTGATGAGCTACCTGGGACGCAAAGGTGGGAGACCTCCTATCATGCGTCCTTGCCCCAAGTGTGCCCGTACAGTGAGTGCCAGAGCTATGCAGTACCCCTGCCCTGCACACACATCGGCAGCGACTAGGAGATCGCCTGAAAAGATTTTCACCCGCGTAAACACTGAGCGAAACTGAGTTATTCACAGTTTTTGCACAACTAGATGCGATATT